ACCACAACTTGTTAACAGTACAAATGAGAAGGACTGTTTGGTTGAAGTAAACTTTACTATTGGTAAAGTTCAATACAAGATTGTACGTGGCATCAAACCAAATATATTTGAGATTCATAAAAACGGGAGGGTGCTTGACCAACACGCATCTGCTGTTGACCAGCAGAAATGGTTTGAGCAAACTGTTCTCAAGATGAACTTTAAATCATTTACTCAAATTGTCATCCTGGGTAGTGCATCGTTTATTCCTTTTATGCAACTTACAAGCGCAAGTCGTAGAGAGGTTGTAGAGGATTTGTTGGACATCAAAATCTTCTCATCGATGAATAGTCTTATCAAAGACAAACTTAAGATGGTAAAGGATGAGGTAAAAACTCTTGAGTTGAAGAAAGAATCTGTTAAGGATAAAGTTGATATGCAAACCAACTTTATCGATGAGATTGAGAATGAAGCAGCAAAGTCTATTAAGAATAAGAATCGTAATATTGATACACTTGAGATTGACATTGAAAAGATTTTTGCATCTAATGAAACTCTACAGGAGGAGTTTAATACTCAAGAGATTGAGTTGGATAAGCACAAAGGTGCATCAAAAAAACTTAAAGACCTCAGTGGTATTAAGGGAAAACTTTCTCAAAAAATTACAACTCTTGTAAAGGAGCATAAGTTTTTCTCAGAGAATATGGTTTGCCCTACCTGTAGTCAGGATATCAAAGATGAGTTTAGGTTAAATAGAATTGGCGACTCCCAAAATAAAGCAGAAGAGCTCCAGCAGGGGTTTAAACAACTCCAGCAGGCAATTAAAGAGGAAGAGATGAGGGAGTCCTCATTCAAACGTACTTCAGAGGTAATCAGTAAGTTACTTAATGACATTAACTCGAATAATACTCAGGTATCTGGGTTTCGTAGACAAATCAAGTCTCTTGAATCTGAAATTAAAACAATTGCCGATAGACTTGAAAACCGAAATTCTGAGCATGAGAAGTTAGAACAGTTCAAGAAGAGTCTTCAAAGCACTTACGATCTACTTGCTGATAAGAATGAAAGTATTTCATATTACGACTTCACTTACGGTCTACTAAAAGACGGTGGAGTAAAAGCACAAATCATTAAGAAGTATCTACCTCTTATTAATCAGTCGGTTAATAAGTATCTACAAATGATGGATTTCTATATTAACCTCCAACTCGATGAGGAGTTTAATGAGTGTGTCCAATCACCGATTCACGAAGACTTTTCTTACTCATCATTCTCTGAAGGTGAGAAGCAACGTATTGACCTAGCACTCTTGTTTACTTGGAGAGAGATTGCTAAGGTAAAGAATTCTGTAAACACAAACATCATGATCTTTGATGAGGTATTTGACTCATCGCTGGATGGTGTTGGAACGGAGGAGTTTCTAAAGATTATCCGATACGTTATTCAAGATGCAAATATCTTTGTCATCTCCCACAAGAGTGAGATTGGTGAGAGGTTTGAGAGTGTAATTAAATTTGAAAAGTTAAAAGGATTTAGTAGCATATCATGAGAGTATTAGTTACTGGGCACCGTGGGTTTATTGGTAAGTGTGTTTACAATGAACTCAAACGCATTGGTCACGATGTTGATGGACTTGATAGACCAGATGATATTGGAGATTTTACTCCATATAAAATCTATGGATACTATGATTGTATAATTCACCTTGCTGCTTATGCTGCTATTAGAGATAGTATTGAAAACCCAGATAAATTTTGGGAGAACAACGTAGTAAAATCTAAACCAATCTTTGATTACTGTAGGGATTTTGATGTCAGATGTTTATATGCAAGTTCAAGTGCGGTAAAGAAGTGGTGGGAAAATCCATATGCAATCACTAAATATGTAAATGAAGTCCAAGCACCACCAAATAGTGTTGGAATGAGATTCTATACGGTCTATGCCGATCAGGATAGTCGTTCAGATATGATGTATAGAATGCTCCAAGAGGGTAGAGCAACCTATGTGACAAACCACTTTAGAGATTGGATTCACGTCAATGATGTTTGCAATGCAATTAAAACTTTGATGGAATCTGAGTATTGTGGTGTAGTGGATGTTGGCACTGGCATCCCCTATCCAGTAAAAGAACTGGCACGGGTGATGGGTCAAGGAGACCTCCCAGTCAAGGAGAACACGCCAGGAGAGGCGGATGTGACTAGGGCAGACATATCGGTCCTCCAGTCCCTTGGATGGACCCCTAAGCACGATGTGTTTGACAGTGCCCGTAGATTTGCTATGATTAATGAGTAACCAAGGAAGACTATGAATCTCGTAAAAGAAGCACTTGCAAACCGTGAAGAAATCCGCTTAAACTATCTGGTGCTGCGCGATCTTGCATTTACTGATTGTGATCACCTGAAAGAGAAGCAACAACAACTCTATATGAAAGAGTTAGAACTCCTCTCTCAGAGCACCATTACTGGTCACCAAGCACTGGTTCGTATGATTGAAATGAAGAAGAATGCAGTCACCGAACCAATGGACGTAGAACGTCTAGAGCATTATCGATTCCTCCAACTGCTCCGCCAACTGCGCGTTAAATACTTCTATGATAATGATCTGGTTGCTTGAACCAGTTGAATAACTGTCCACTGCCCTCTACTCCGGCAGGGGTTTTGCTGTATGATATACACATCAAGACAAGACACCAATGCCAATCAACGCTGAGATCAAAGGACAACTTGCCAAACTGCTCGCCACCGAAGACCTGATTGTAGAGAACCGTAGGGTCCAGACGGCACAGTTCAATGTTGACACTCGCGTCCTGACCCTGCCTATGTGGGAGAGGGCAAGCAACGTCGTCTATGACCTGCTGGTTGGTCACGAGGTCGGACACGCTCTCTTTACTCCAAATGTAGATCCCCCTGAAGATATCCCTCACCAGTTCCTCAACGTTGCTGAAGATGCTCGTATTGAGAAACTGATGAAGCGTAAGTATCCTGGTCTTGCTAAAACATTTTTTGAAGGATATCGTCAACTCAATGAGGATGACTTCTTTGGTATTGGTGAGGAAGATCTGAGCAAACTGAATATCGCAGACCGAGTTAATCTATACTTCAAGGTTGGCAACTTTGTTGATATCCCCTTCAGTGGTGCTGAGGAAGGAATCATTCTTGAGATGTTGACTAATGCTGAGACTTTTGCTGATGTAATCCTTGCTGCTGAGCGTATGTATCAGTATGCCAAGTCTCAACAGGATGATGAGCAAGAGACACAACAGGTTGATATTCTTAAGGGTAACACCAGTGGTGATGGAGATACACAAAGTGATATTCAATCAGAGTTTCCTCAGCAAGAACAAACTGACGAGGGCAAACAATCTGAGTCTGATGACACTAGTGGTGAGCAAAATACAGAGTCTGAGATGGAGGAACCGGGTGAGCAATCATCACCTGCTGAGCAAAGTGCCCCCCTTGATGTTAAGACAGCACAAAACTTTGATGACGCAACAGAAGATCTGAGTCATCCTAAAACATCATATGGAGAAGATCCAAAGTATCTTGAGATTCCTGATGTAAATCTAGATACTGTCATTGCAAAAAACTCTGAGATCTATGAGTATGCTGATGATTTTTATGCACAGTTTGCCGAGAGACTTAAGGGTGAGGGACTGAGTTTTGATCCATTTGAACGTGCTGACAATGAGTATGTAAAATTTAAGAAGAACGCTCAGAAAGAAGTCAGTTACCTTGTAAAAGAGTTTGAGTGTAAGAAGTCAGCAGACTCTTATGCCCGTGCTACAACAGCAAGGACTGGTGTTCTTGATTGTACTAAACTCCATACCTACAAGTACAATGAGGATCTCTTTAAGAAGGTCGGCATCATTCCTGATGGTAAGAATCACGGTCTGGTCTTTATTCTTGACTGGTCTGGATCAATGGCAGATACGCTTGTAGATACAATCAAGCAACTCTATAATCTGATCTGGTTCTGTAAGAAAGTAAACGTACCATTTGACGTTTATGCATTTACTAATGAGTGGTTCCGTTACTCAGATTATGGTGAGGATGTTCCACAAGTTGTTAATCAGAAAGAGAATGCGTTGTATATTGACAATCAGTTCCGTTTGATGAATCTCTTTACCAGTAAGGCAAAGGCAAAGGATCTTGAGCATCAACTACACACTATCTGGCGTATTGCTTATGCCGTCCAAAATCGTTATGGTGTTACGTATGATATTCCTCATCAAATGAGTCTCTCTGGGACACCTTTGAATGAGACTGTCATCTGCCTACACAAGATCCTGCCTCAGTTTAAAGCACAAAACAAAGTACAGAAAGTACAATGTGTTATCCTTACTGATGGTGAGTCTGGTTGGTTGAAGTACAGTAAGAAGATTGTCAATCATAAGGGTATTGAAAGATTCTCTACTGGATCAATCCGATTTGACTATGCTTATCTGCGTGACCGTAAACTTGGAACCACCTATCATATGGAATCAAGAGGGTGGGGAGACCTTACAGAGGTGCTGCTACGCAACTTGACTGACCGATTCCCTGAGATGAACTTTGTTGGTATCCGTCTCCTTGGATCGCGTGATATCAACAACTTTATCAACCGATATACTGATGACTTTACAACATCATCTCAGTTGAGAATGTCCTGGAAGAAAGATCGAAGTGTCTCTATCAAATGCTCATCTTATGACGTTTACTTTGGTCTCTCAGCACAATCTCTTGCTGCAGAAAACTCCTTTGATGTAAATGAGGATGCCTCAAAAGCACAGATCAAGAGGGCATTTGCCAAGTCTCTTGCCACTAAGAAACTAAATAAGAAGGTTCTGTCCGAGTTTGTTCAATTGATTGCTTAATTGTGGATACTAAAGAAATGCTGGACAACTTCAGAGAGCAGAGAGATGCTATGAAGACAGCAATTGCTGAAGGTGAAGAACAACTTCGACTAGCAAGAGAGAAACATTTAAAGCTGATTGGTGCCGTTGAGGCACTGGAACTGGTTGTCGCGGAACAAGAGACCGAGACACCTGACTAACTGGCACAAGGGGTCTTGAGAGACCCCCCTGTCGCTGCTATAATATGACTGTTGAAACAAAGCATATGCCCCGCAACACTGTGACCCCTGAGTACATCCTGACCTCCCTGCAATCCCTGTATGGTACGGAGGTGACTGCCGCCGACATTCGTGGATGGTGCGCCGCCAACGGAACATCCTATCCCACTGTGACCAAGAAACTGGAAGAATACAAAGTTGGTCGTGGTAAGTGGAACCTGTCCGTACAAGAAAAATTGGAGCAAGACTATCAAGCACCAGCAGCACTGCCTGCTGTTGAGCAAAATCTCATCCCTACCAAAGATCCTAACTTCGTTGCCTTTGGTAACTACAATGATATCAAGCGTATCATCAAGTCTGGTCTGTTTTATCCTACCTTTATCACTGGTTTGTCAGGAAATGGTAAGACTCAC